TGATAACCTCCCGGATTAGCTTGTCATCATACTCTTGCATGTTTTCCCCCGGAAGGAGCCTGGTCTATCCGGTGCGGCGACACCGGACGTCTGATACGGATTATGAGTGTGCTTTCGCGTTCAGGTGTTTTTCGATCTTGTTGATGGCGTCTGTGACGGCGCCATCACATCCTTGCTCGGACAAACCTTTGAGACAAGCGAGAATACCGTAGGTGTGAAGCTGCTGCTCTTCCTTGATCTCGTGTACCTCTTTCTTGACCTTTTCGATCTCTGCGTCCTGTTCGCCCTGCTTCTTCACAAGGTCATACGCCTTGTTGTAATACTTCAGGATCGCCACGATGGCAGCAAGCAGAGCTGCCGCCGTGATGATCGTCTGAGCGTTTATTGTCATCCTTCTACCCCGCTACCCGTCATTCTGCCATCACAGGTTCAGGCGCAGGAAGAGGTTCTGAGGCAGGCGGCAATTCCGGCTTGTCATTGCGATTAAATGCGTTATTGAATTCATTGACCGCCGCTTCGAGGAGTGACACTAATTCGTATTCTGTAATGGTGATGCCGTATTCTTCCAACATCTCAGAGGCACGTTTCATAGCCTGGGCAAGTTTTTCCGGGCCGTGAATGTCCTTGTAAACCTGCTCTACAAAACGGACGGCGGTCTTGCAAACCGCCTGTTTGATCTCGGTGTTGACATACTTGCGATAAAGATTCTTGATCTGTACGCCCAGCCAGCCCGCTAGGGCAAGCAGCAGCGCAAGAAGGATCTGGTTCAGGTAACTGTTGAAGATGTTCATTTCTCTGCCTCCTGTTCTGCGAGCGTGGACTCATCACAGTCCAGCTTTTCGATCTTCCGGATCAGCTCTTCACCGAACGCATCGATGCACTCCCGGAAAGTCCCACAGTGCGAGTTGATCTCCTTGCCGTTGACAAGGGTTACAACATAACGCTCTTTCTGTTCAAGCATAACTTACCTCCTTATCTCCTCTCAAAAAACAGCCGGGTCAATGCCCAGCTTGATCCACAGTTCTTCGGTGCATTTGCCGTCCGGCTCCATGCCGTAAAATTTTTTCGCCTGGTTGACCGACGCCTGCGTCTTTGCACCGTAAACGCCATCAGCTTTTCCGCAATCCCATCCATGCGAATTGAGAAGCGCCTGCAGCACCACGCAGGACGCCGAAAACGCGCCGCTCATGGTGAGATCGGGAGGCGTCCATTTGTGTTCCTTGTTATCACCAGCAGGGCTTTCAGCCGGTTTCTCTTCCGGCTTTGCACCATTGAGCGCTTCCTGAGTCTTCGCGTCAACCTCGCCGGTGGCCGGGAGGTCGTGATCCTCTTGGAACTCGGCCACAGCCTTCATCGTGTCGGTCCCGAAGTCTCCGTCTGATCCCCATCTTCCGCAGCTGTAGCCAAGGGAAATGAGCTTCTGCTGCAGAGCCTTGACCGAAGAGCCCTTGGCGCCTTTCCGCAGGTTGGAGCTGACAGAGCCGCTTTCGGTCACTCCCGTGGAAGGAGCCTGGCCGCCCTTGTAACGGAGAACGCAGTTCCAAGGGAAGTTCCAATATGCCTGAATCCTGATCTCGTTCCCGCTCTGATCGCCGCCCTGTGGATGCCCTTCATCGGTGCGGCAGTTGGCAACCTTGCCGCCGCCGATAGCAATGCAGGTGTGCGCAGCGTAGTTGAGCAGCACGTCTCCCGGCTGGATGCCGTAACCGGATGAAAGCCCACACTGATAGGTAACATCCACAAATCCACAGGCGATAAATGCTCCGCGCATGTTGCCTGTGTAGCTGGCCCCGGCCTCCCTGACCGGAACACCGGCCTGCTCATAGGCTTCGATCACGAAGCTGCTACAGTCGTAGTCAGGCCCCCAGCGAGAGGCCTGTGAGTACCCGTGCGCGTTGTTGTTCGACGTTTCGATGGCCCATGCCACCGCCTTATCAATAACTGTCATTTTGCCTCCTCCAACAGGTAGTTAATCCATGTGTCCAAATCATCCGCACTCATGGCTCGTCTCCTCCTGAAGCTCCCATGAAGAAAATGATGACTGCCGATACCGCGGCGATATAAATCATAATCTTGATCAAAAGCATATCGGCATCACTCCTGTTTTGTTATAGTGGTTGACACCCATTTTGTGCAAACATGATCCTGCGCACCAATGCTATAAGTAATAATCTCTTGATAATAAGGGCATCCCGCGCAATCACGGTCACACATAAGCATCACTCCTTGTAAGGCCTTGTAAGGTTCTTAAAATGTACGGTTTTGAGCTGTTGATACGCTACAATTCCTGCGCGATACCCGGAGTCGAACCGTCCCACCGTCAAGATCCCTTGATCCATCGCGCCCGGATTCAGCAATATCACAGCCGCCCTTTGGCTGTTGGCGGTTATAAATAGAACGCAATCGGCGTATGAGCAAATCGCATTCCGCAACTGAGCCGCCGCAGTTTCTATCTCGTGACTATCTCGTGATTTCGCATGATTTTCACGAGATTTGATGCAACTATACTTCAATGAAACTCTGAGATTTCATGCAAGTATGTTTTTATCGGGAGGATGCTTGTCCCGGAATTTATACAGTCGATCACGCTGGCAATAAAAGCAGTCGCCGTGATTTCTGCAATGGCTATCAATTGCCTTTGAGCCTCGATACGGTTTCCGATGTTCCTTGCCATGTTCGATTGCTTTATCAAGAGACATATTCACCCTCCCTTCATTTGTCATCAAATTAGGCCTTTAAGTTACTTGCTTTTTTGCCCTGTCTGTTGTATAATCTATCTGACGTTGACGGATAAGGGTCAGATGGAACATACCTCTTCAGACCTTGCGAGTAGCAAAATCAAGATTATGGTGTGCGCTCCTGATGGAGTCGATGCAACGCTGTTGCCGTCCAGTAGGTCATCACCCAGACAGGATTTCAGAAGCCGAAAGGCTTCTTTTTTTATTCACCCTCGACAGGCTCGGCATTCACCGGCACAAGGATGATCTTGCCCTGCTCATCATGCTCGACCCGGTGAGTCACTTCGCCGCCAGCGGAAGCCAGTACCACCCATCCGTCAATCTTGCCGGGAGAAAGTGCGGTCGAAGCTCTGCCTCCATCGTACCGGCAATATCTGAGCGTGGTGTCCTCGGGCTTAAGAATCGCATACAAGACGGTCTGGCCTTTTGCCGTGGTCATGCCGTTGACCCAGACTCTAATGCCAGCGGATTCCAGCACTTCCAGACGTTTCTCAAGGTCGGCAAGGATCGCCGCCACATCGATCTGCTTCTCATCCTTGGCGTATTCAGCCGCCAGCTCCTTCAGTTCCACGGTGTCCTCTGCGCTGATCTTACCCATGACAAAAGCCTTGTCAATGCGGTCTTCCATCTCTGCAAGGACAAACTGTCCAGTTTTGATGACCTGTTCAAAAAATTCTTTCATGGTGTTTAACCTCCTTAAGCGTTAAGTGCGGCGGCTATTGCCTGAGTGATCTTGTTGTCGATATAGAGGCGAGTATCACAAGGGTAAGTGACTTCGGTGTCTCCGGTATCTGCCCAGATGTTGTTTGTGCCGTATAAAGTTGAGAGAATTCCCGATACTTCTGATTCTGTGAGATGATAGACCACCGGCTCCTCCAGCTCGTAAATCAACGGCACGCCCGTCATTGCGGCTTTGAAAGCAGCAACAGTTGTATATTCCGGGAAGGACGTAAAGATCCGTTTGGGAACGGCGTTTGATGTTGACAGGCAATAATCAGGAACCCCATAGGTCGCATCAGCAGGTTTCGTTATCGGTGTTATAGCAGTGCAAAGTCCAGCTTTTTTATCTTGCAAATCACAATAAAAGCACGTATTAGTAGACTGATACGACCAATCGTCAAGGCTTCCCATATCGGCTTCTTTCAGAGTTACAGCAAGCGTCCCCGTCCTGTCTGGGGTGAGTGTGAGGGTGCCGCCGTAGACTGTGCCGCTGTCACCAGCAGAAGCGGGGAACGTGACGGAGATTTGGTTGCCGATGTAAGGGACAAAATCGTCTGCGGTTAGGACGCCTTCAAAGAGTCCGCTGTCTTCGTAATACAGGTAAATGCGACCTGAGTAGAATCCTGTTCCAACGCTTGCAAGAGTTTTGCCTGTTATAGTCGGGACTGCAACATTATATAGTACATTGGCTTCCATATTAAAAGTAATAACTGACGCCGTTCCGTCCGTATATCTAAAAACTATATTCGTACTATCGCCTGCCGAGTCACGTTTGATATTCAAGATATAAGTATATATTGTATTTTCTTTAAACGGGCCTACGAACATTGTCTTATTATGAGTCTGGCTACCAGCAGCGAAAGTAACATAATCGCCATCTGTATCAACCCCAAGATAGCAATTTGATGGATTATTAATAGCGTTAACAAAGTCGTTAGCCATATCAAGGCCGCCCCACAGATTCTTTCCAGCCTGCTCAATCTCTGCCCCCGTCCATCCGCTGATCGGGCATTCGTTGGAGTATGGGGAGAAGGTGGTCTGCGTGTCACCTTCGTAAATCATAGGGGAAAATGATAGGTCTATAGATGCACCGCTGTCCACTATTACTCTAATGCCATCAAATTCTTTTGCGTCAGCAGCAACGATAGTTGCAGTCCTATTTGCTGGAGCTAAATGCCAGTATGTTTGATAGGAACCATCCAACATGAACCATAAGTTAATACCTGTCGCACTATTGAACAATGATAATTTACCATCTGCAATTAATCTGCTGACCTCGTTGAAATTAAAATCAACATTAACTTTTTCAGATGCCGTCCCTTTAATTGTGTATCGCCCGTTTCCGTCACTGGTATATGTGATCCCATTAACTGTATTACTGGATACTGGCGCAGCTGGCATCTTATTCAACCCACCCCCCGCAGGCCAGGGATGATCGTAACCGTGCAGATCCTGCACAGGCTCAATCTGAGCGACAAGCTTGCGAATGGGCATACCGTTTGCACCGTCGGAAAAGCTGGCGATTGCTCCGCTTGCAGTGTTGATAATCACAGGCGCGGCATCCTCACTGCTTCCACCATCAGTCCAAATCGGCTGAAGCTGATCGTTCAAGCTAAGCACCTGACCGGCAGCTCCAGCAGTTGCGGGAGCATTCTGTTTGCCACTTACTTGGCGAGCCAAGTCAGTAAGATCAGTCTGAAGTGCGGCATCTGCAACCTTCTGTTTTTCTGCGTTGGTGTAGTCGTTGGTGCTGAGTCCCTTGCCCTCCACCTTATCGACTTTGCCGCTTATGTCAATGTCCGCAGTTGTCGTGCCTTTTTCATCGGTGATGGTGATGGTAGTTACATCACCCTCCTGAGTGACATTCGCAATGGGAGAAAAGCCGGGATCGCCCTTCGAGGTTTGCGTCATCTCGAATTTTTCCCCGTCCTCACTCATGATGAAATTATCACAGTACATTTCGTTTGCCATCATGTACCTCCGAGAATCTGATCATCCAAGGCAGCCTGCACATCGATTTTCCAGATCGCAGAGCCGGGAGCGTTCGTTGCGCTTGAAAAGCATCTGAGCTGCATGTAGCACGGTGCTTTGTCGGTCAGCTTTGCCGTTTCTTCCTGGGTGAGATATACGGTCACAGTTTCGTCACCAATCTCAAGGTTCGACTTGTTTTTGCTGATAATGTTCCGCTGCCTCTGCTGGAAAGTAAGCAGCATTTCGCTGTAGTTGACCGGTGCTTCCGGCGTTTTGATTATTGCCTGCCAGCTACAGGCTCTTTTTATTGCCATTGCTCATCCCTCCATCAATTATCGTTGTAAGTCATGTACTGTCACATCACCATACCATTCCTTGTGTTATCATCCAGTTGATGATTTCGTTCACTTTCGCCACTGTGGTTGCCAGAGTCGCGTCGGTCGCCAGCGTCTTTATGTCTCTGTGACTATTTGGGTTTGAGATCTCACCAAGTACGATATATGTTCCGGAGTGTTTCATGACAACAACACGCGCCCCGATCTTTAGCGGCCTGCACATCAGCATCATTTTGAAACGTTTTGTCATTGCAGAATCCTGACCGTCAAGCTGGATCTGAACGCCTGCCGCGTTGCTCCATCCTTGTACCGTCCCGAGGTAGAATTCTGCCGTGTTCTTATCTTCCTGCATGATTTCCTCATCCAAGGTTGATCACCACCTTTTCAAGCTCATGGGACATGATTCCACCAGGAGCCAGAGTCATAGACCAAGCCTTTTCAACGCATACACCAAGCGTATTGTTTCGTCCGTCGTACCGGATCGCCGTAACGTCATCAACACCGAATCCGCTCTGCAATGCGGTCTCAACATTGATGATTTCTCCGGTCGTCATGCTCTCATACAAAAGCCGGTTTGCATACTCTTCAAGCTTTGCCTGAGACTCTATGTTGTTGACTTTTACAACTTGCACAATTCTTCTTCCACGCCTCATGATAGACAGCGGGGACTGAGGATTGTTGTTTTCTGCCGTTGCCTTCATCCCTGCGCTTTTGTCCGCATTTGAACAGATACATAGAAACACATTAGGCGCCTGATAAATGTCAGTCTTTCTGCTGATTTGTGGCAAAACTCTAATCGTTTCAACCTCTTTTGGATTTCGAGGATCAGGCTTTCGGTTTGTGAAAACGTGCTGGATGTTTTCCGATGTTGGAGTGCTTGCAGGTTCAAGGATCGCAAACCCTGAAGAATTAAACCAAAGCTGTTTGTAATTGATTTCTGCCAAAAGGTCGTTCACAATCTTGAGATAGCTTGTTCCGGTTTCCCAGTCCTGCCTGTCTTCAGGAAGGACCGCTTCCGATGGAGTCTTGATGATCGTCGCAATGCCGGATGACGTGAGAAGCTGCTCCACTGCATCCAGGTACGCCGTTCCTGCGCTAAGATACAACGCACCTTCAACTTTGTTGTCCCGTACACGCCAGCATCGATCAAACGCCTGAACTTCAAGAGTTTCCTCACCTTTTGTGTCTTTTGGTACAACCTGCGCAGGCATAAACACTCCAAGCGGTTTTACGTCCCCATCTTGGATAAGCACCGGCTTGATCTCGTCCGCGAGCCAGTCGATTGAAACTTCGTTTCCTTGAGAATCACGCGCAGCCGGGAAAAACGTCCCTTGCATGGAAGTCTTGATTTCACCACTGCTCTGCATCCGGAGCGTCGGGCCTCCTTTGGCGTAGAGTTCCCCGTACTCTACGCCATTGCGCATCAGCCTGAATCGGATTTCCTCATTTCGTATCATCAACGTAGTCCTCAATATCCGTTCGCGTAACGGTAAATGTGTATGACGTATAATACTTTTTTACCGGATGCTTAGACCAAGAATCCAGAATACCGGCAAACAAAGTGCCATCTGCAAACTTGATGATTACCGGCTTTTTGAAC